TCACCGTCTTTTGTGTACATAAGGATTGTCTGGGATTCTTCATCCCACCACCAATAGCCAGCCCATGACGGGAGTTTTACTGAAATTCCTGATTTCATCTCTTCAAATGCTTCTTTAAATTTCATTTTCTCAATCCTCCTCATTTTCTGCCATATTGGCGTCGTTTTGTTCCTGTTTCTTCCTGTCCTCTTTTTCCCATTTCCGATCCTGCTGTTTGTCTTTGTTTGTCCGGATCCAGCCGCATATGCCACACTCTCCAATGGTTGCTGCCACAACTGCACAGGCATATGTTTCCGGCATGCTATCACACTGTCTGTACAGCAAAATCATCTGCCAGTTGAACCATATAAAAAAAGCGCCGACAAACATCAGCACTAGGTTCAATGTTCCGACTTTCTTTATCGCCGAAACTATCTTTTTTAATCTTTTTTTCATTTTACCTGCCGCCTCCAGTGTTTACAGAAAAGAATGTTCATCACTACATTTATCATAAATCTTCCTGATATTCGAAATCGAATGAACTGCTTTTCCATTTGGAAAGTGAGGATGATCGCTACAATAATTTTCATAAGTATCAATATCTTCAATAATCTGGTCAAAATGCTCCTCTGTATGTTTTACATCATGCTTAACCTCATCATTAAATCGAATAATTCTGTAACGTGCATTCTTAGCGTTTCCCTCCTCGATTTTGTCCATGACTTCTTTGTTCAGTACGCGACCAATTGATCGTCCCAATACTGTCCAAGGATTTACCTTAATTGGCGCTACCTGTACTAATGTAAGAACAACAAAAAGGATTCCCCCACCAGCTTCCAAAATCTCTTTTAACGTCATTCCAATACCTCCGTATTTAATTTCCAAAGCTTCTATATTGCTCTTACGGCGGGCTTCTTTGGCTATACATAGTTTTACCTCCATTAAAAAAAGAGCCTGCTCAGGCCCTTTTCATGCCATCAATTCTTCATCATCTGCGTCGGCATACTTTCTACAATGAAATTCCAATGTATCCATATCCCGTTCAATCTCATCAAGGGTTCTTTCACTCGCCCCCTTATTAAGTAGCAGAAGATCATAAATCAATGACCATTGTTTACTTATTATCTGTAGTTTCGTCATTCTTCCTTTGCCAGTTCTCCCATTCCGGAATCTTCCAGGATTTCTTTTACCTTTGCTTTCAGAAGTCTCGGTACCTCTGCATAAGTTTTCTTTCCAAGCATAATCTGCTGTGCCCATAACATTGCAATCATTTCTTTTCCTCCATCATTCTGTAATAATATAATAAAGTTACTTAATAGTTTCATCATTACTGATATACCAGTTCTGACATCTCAAGAACGCAACTTGTAAGCATTTCGTTCGAAGCCTGCAGTTCCTCTAATTTCTCTTCTAAGCTTTTTTCGCTTTCTGGAACATAGGACATATACTTTGTAGGAGATACTCTCACTGCTTCTTCATTAATTTTGTCAATAGATTCTCTGAACTGATGATAGTCATATTCATACATCATCTGCTCTGCCGAGCCTTCCATCTGTCCCTGTTCAATCGTCACTTTCTGCTCATTCAAGCACAGCGTAACATCCACCATGCCATTATTAACAGGCTGCCAGCGCACTTCTGGCTGACGTTCCATATATTTCGCTTTTTGCATGCTTGCTGATCCTCCTTTTTGCAGCTGCGCAAACAGCATCAATGTTATATTTATCTTTGACGTATTTGGAATCGGTATGTTTAAACCATCCATAGTAACTGGTACATTTATAAGCAATCTCCAGAGGGATTTCAACTCTATTCTTCATGCAGTACCAAGCTACTGAATAAGCTCTCCTTGCCCGCAGAAAGATCTTGCTTCTGATTTCTGTGTGGTCCCTGTAAATCACATAACCCATCATATCTATCGGTTTTCCGCGCCTTTCTGCCTTATCTTTTTCTCTGTAATTCTCATATTTATTTCCGGTTTTAATGCGATAATCAATCGGGAATAGGTCTGCATCCGGTTTTATTGTGAGTCCGTACTCTTTCAACAGGTACTTTTCTAACGCCCGAGCCGCCCTCTTAACATCAGCTTCCCGGGCTCCTATGAGCAGGATGTCGTCCATATAGAATATACAGAAAAATACAAGTCTCTTGCTTTCAGTCGTACCATCTCGGTGCTTTCTGGTCTTATGTAGGCTAAGTACATACACATAGGCTTTAGACAGGTAATAATTGCACAGAAACTGTGATAAACCGGAGCCGATATTAAGTCCCTGTTTGTATGTCCCTATCAGAAAGAACACAAGATACAGAAGGACTTCGTTCTTCACATCGTGTTCCAACATACGTTTCAATTTACGGGTATCAACCGATGGATAGCATTTCCTTACATCGCCCTTCCAGGCATACCGAGATTGAGCATATTTCTTTCTGATCTGATGCTCTATTGCTCTTTTGCCTCCGAGTTGTCCTTTTCCTTTGATACTTGCATATTGATGATAGCCCAGTTTTCTTCTCCAGAGTTCATCCAGTCCTTCGCTGGCTATTTCGTCAAGAATAAGCTGTTTTACACTCTCCACTCCGATTTCTCGAAACTTTCCGTTTATTCCATCTCGCCGCCAACCATACTGAATAGGTTCTACTTTCAACTCTCTGTTCTGGATTTCATATCTGAGACTTTCTGCCACTGTACGGATCAGACCGGATACCATGAGATCTCTTTCGTCTGTGTCTCGAAGTAATCGTTTCATAGCCTGCAAACTCATTGAACTTGTGCGACCATGCAGATACTTTGCCACATCTGGCCGTTTCCATTTTTCGTCAAGTGCTTCATAAATTGGATCTTCAATAAAATCATCTGCTAAAATATTTACATTCTTGCAGCATTTCTTCATAAAGGCATTTTCCTTTCTGTGTGATTCAGGGACTTTCGGTTGTCTACTAGTCCCGGCTGGCAGCGCACCTGCCA